ACCAAATCCGAGTGGGCCTTGTGATGAATAGTTTGTTTGTATTTGCGATAGCGGAATGATCATTTGCTGACCCTCAAACCACGCGTCAGAAGGATCTTGAATAGCCGTCAAAGATCCGGGGTATGGCCCGTAAGAGAACGCCTCAAGAGAGACGATCGGTGAGCAGTTAGGGTGAAGGGAGATCCAGCCTTGTGGAGTAATTCTTGTGCGCTGAGTCTCGGTATATTCGGTGGCTATCACGCTTTGATTAAGGTATTCGTTCATATAGGACGAAGCTCTAAGGATCACTCGTGACAATTCTGCGTCTTGAGCAGCAGCGTTACCGCCAACTACGAGGTTGTCATAGTCAATCGAGGTTGGAGCGTCTTTAAACTCTGCGACCGATAAATAACTTTGCTCGTAGAAAGTATCTGGCGTGATCCCCGTAGTCATTATTCCCCGTCTCGTTCTGGAGTTCCGTTTTGATGCCCGCAACGCGAACATTTACGAAACCAAGATCCGAAGCCACATTCTACGCAAGTAAAACCCGCTCCGGCATTCGTTGTAGGCCCCATAAGAGAAGCCTCAAAAAATCCTTCTGCTTTCATAGCTCTTTCTGCCGAAGGGCTATCTACATTGTAAATTCCGCCTTTGTCCGGGCGATATGTATATGCGCCCACGACTGTTTCTTTTACGCCTTTATCCGGTGCTACCCAGCGACCCATATTGCCTCCTAGATTAAATAAGGGAGAGTGCGCCCGATATATGACGCACCCTCCCTCCTATTTAGATTACTTATGCTGAAACGATACCTGATACTGCGCCGTTCCAAGCAGGAGCGGTACAGAAGAATGTTCCACGGAAGTAAGTAGAGAACTCATACTGGAACTGAGTTACTGGCCATTGGATGCCCATGTAATCCTGAACCATAAAGTTCGCCCATACATCAGAAACCTCTGTGTCAGGGATTGGAAGTGTGAAAGAAAGAACTGGAGATACGCCAGAGTTCAACCAAGGGTGAACCATGATATCTACGGCCTTGCCAGTCACTTCGTTCTGGAGACCAGTCACGATAGAACCATAAGTAGTTCCGCTTGTGCCGGGATCGTTGATTGTTAAACGATAGTTAGCAGTTGAGCCATTCTTGATCGCGTCAGAGAGCTGCTTGCGATCGTTGCCGTTCAAAAGAACGACATCTGGATCAGCCTTTACATTCTGGTAGAGACTAGCGAACACAGTCTGGTACTCCGCACCCGGATTAGAGGTTGAGAATGTTCCGTTGATTGCGTTGTTGAAACCTGTGTTTGGACCAAGGACAGTAGGAAGAATTCCGTCATATCCAGTCGCATACGCAGAAGTGTTTGTAGCAGCGCGAGAGGCAGCTGCTCCGTTAGTTGTCAAAGGAGCGTTGTTACCTGTTAGACCCTGAGCGCTTGCGCCTTGGATCGTGAAAGTGCCAGTTCCCTTAAGAGTTCCCTGATACTTGAGGTTTGCTGCGCCAGTTGTAGTACCGACATAGATATTGTAACCAAGAGCGCCTGCGACTGCAGTTGCGACTGTGATTGTAAGAACATCACCAGACGCTACTGCTGTGTTTGCTTCTGTACCAACAATTGACTCACCGAAGCCGTTACCTGAGATACCAGCGTCACTTGTTACATTCACATAGTAAGTAGTAGCAGCAAGAGCGACCTGTGATCCTGATGCGACTGGTGACGCTAGTGTGAATGTTGGAGCAGCGATTATTCCTGAGTAACCTGATGCAGTTCCGCGAGCCATCAACATCATGCGTTCTTCCATAAGCATTGTTGCGTATAGAGTCGAAGTTGAAGATAGTTGGCGAAGATCCTGATATCCAAGACCTGAGAAGTTAGCATCGAAGCTTACTGCGTCAGATAGTGAGTATGAGTTGTAAGGAAGTACCAAGTCATCAGCAGCATAAGTGATCTGTGGGCCACGCTGAAAGTTGATAGATCCGAAAGCGGTAGTTGTTGATTCTGTAATTCCTGGCCATGTCTGTCCGACTCCGCCTGTGCCTGTACCGGTGTAACCAAGAATTCTCTTGACGCGGTGTGAAGTACCTACGCCCTTCTTGCGAGGGATTCGGTTACGAAGTGGTGTTGGGCGTGGAGTTAGAAGCTTGGCAGGTGCCTCAAGGTCAAACGCTGCGAAAGAAGAAGACAAAGGAACATCAAGTGTGATTTCCTTATTGATACTTCCCATTGCGGTGCGCTGAGCAGCGAGTGCGTTCTGGAGACTTGCGTTTGCGTCTGCTGAGAGTGACTTGTTAGCCACTAGAGCTTCGAGTTGTGCAGTTGGATCTACGGTAGGTGCTTGTCCGGGCATTGAAGCCGAGCGTGAAAGAGACTTACTGAGTTCTCCAGTAAATTCTTCAAAACGCTCTGCTGCTTCGCGAGGAGTTGCATCGCCGAAAAGATCACTTGCCTTTGGCGTATTTAATGCCATAAGAGGTAGTTCCTTTCGAGTTGGGTTGAGTTACTTATTAAGGGTTGCTTCGGCACTTGCAAAATATTCTTTTGCGAGTTCCATATAGCCCTTTACAAGAACTGGGTCTGTTGTTGCGTTTGCTTTCGCTTTGTAGGTAGCAGCCTTGACAAGTAAATCATTATCTTGAGCCAATGATGTTCCTGTTCTTTTCGGGCCACCAGCCACCGCGAGAGATTTAGCAGTTGCCAACTCGGCCTCAAGACTTACCGACTTCTCAAGCGCAGCCTCTTTCGCTGCTACCAAAGACTCGATCTCTGCTTTAAGTGACTCTGTTGCGCTCTTGACTACTTGCTCCACGAGGGCATTTACTTCTGTCTCATCGACAGAAACTGATTTAGGTGCTTCACTAGGAGGCACGATTGTTGCGGTACTTAAATTAGCACCGGTCTCTGCGGTAGGAACTGGATCTGGCTCAGCGCCTTTATCGCAAGCGCACTCCTTCATAGACTTATCGCACTTATCGCACATCTTCTCTGCGTCTTCTTCTTCTGGAGTTTCCTCGGCAGCCTTGGCAGCCTCAGCGATCTCCTCTACTACTTCGCCTTCTGCTTCTTCACCCTCGTACCACATAGCAAGGTGCGCTACGGCTTCGAGTAAGTGAGAGATAGACATAATTTCGTTCGATCCTTCTTTCATCTCACCGGCTTCTACCTGAATGAGATTAGCAAGAGCTTCGCGGGCTGACTCGTATTGCGCTTTATCGAACTTAACGAGTGAAGTGAGAATTGACTTAGCCTGAGCGGTCTTCTCGATACCTAGTTGTTCGAGCTTCTCTTCTTCTACAATCTCTGAGATCGGAGTCGCTTCTGGCAATACTTCTTCGACCAATTCCGGAGTCTCAACAGGAGTTGTCTCTACTGCGTCTTCTTTTTCGATTAACTCTTCCACTTTCCATACTCCGTTTTCTCCGTTGATGCTTTTCGCAAGAACGAGTTGGCAATTAGGGTTTGCTGGGCGATCTACCAAAGATACCTCAACAATTTGTCCGTCAATGATCCGGCCGTTAGCAGCCTTTTCGTCTCTGGTAATTCTAGGGTTTTTAATGCCGATAGAGAAGCCTTTTAGAACTCCCAGATCTACCTTCATAACTGACGCTGGATCTACTACAAGAGCGCGGATATAGTGGCCGTCTTGTTTTTTCTCGTACTCTTTTGCAACGCCGGCTGCAATAGAGGAGTGTTGTTCGCGAATATTTCCGCCTGACTTAAACCAATCTGGCATAGCAGAGTCGAGCCAAGTGTCATCGCAAATTTGCTGATCAATGTCAATAGAGTCGTCAGTTGCTTTGCCATAGACCATAAGTGTTCCGTCAGCATTACGATCTGACTTTACAATCTGAAAGAACGCAGTAGTTAAATCAGCCATGTTATTCAATCCATTCTATTGGCGATAGGAGCAATGCTTCCTCTATTGTGGCCATAACTTTATCATCACTTGTAACCGAAGTGCCTCTTTTTAGAAACTCTGCTCCTTCAAGTATGTCTCCGGCTATGCGTTCTTTGGCGCTCATGGAGCCACCGCATATACATCAATAACTGTCATCTTTACTCCTCCGATTATTTCTTCACTAATTCCCATGACTTGAAAGGTAGTGCCTCGAGCCAAAATTACTTCGAACTCAGCGCTTCCCGGAACTACCAAACCACTAGCGTCCAAGGCGTTTATACGAAGGATAGTGGCAGTCTCTCCAGTTCGTATTCCTCCTACGACAGATCCGCTCGACTTTGAAAAGCCAGCAGCAGTTACAGGGTCGGTCGTGGTAGCTTGGAATAACTTAGACTTGAATTTGTCGCCTACTTTGAGTTGAGAAAGACCTTCTGTTTGACCTCTGTATAGCGATCCGAACTCGAACTCTTCCAAAGGCTTCATAGAGTCATCAAGAATAGTTATGATCTCTTGTATCTCATCGCTTGGATTTCCTCCCGAGATAGACCCTTGGATACGGCGGTAATCTTCCCCTTGCCAGCGTTGAGCAGCGTATCGCAAATCATCAGAAGGCTCGCCGAATTCTTCTTCGAGCATTTTCCAATCTTCTCTTCCTTCTTCGGTAACTCTTGCGAAATCTCCTACTTCGGAAGGGAACTCTATGCCGTCTTCTCCGACAAGAAGCTCTGTATCTGGAGTTGGCGCTATATCTACTACGCCGTTCTCGTTAGGCTGCTCCGTCATATCCGGAATGACCGGGAGCAAGGCGCAGCGACAATTAGGGTGTTGAGGAGGTTGAATAACGCCGGAAGGGAAAGGCGATCCAATCGCCACGACTGCCCCTTCGTTAATAGCGCAGATATTGCAGGGAGAAGTAGCTTGCCACTCTTGTTTTTCTAATCCGTATTGCTTGTAAGTCTCCATAGCAGCATAGGAAGTGACTCGATTGGTCTCAGTAATAGCGATCGTAAGCGCTCGCGAAGCCGATTGAACATGGCCTTGAATAAGTCGAGCAGCCTGAGATCCAGATAAACCGAGAGCAATAGACTCCCCAAGAGCCGATCCGATCTCGTTATATGTCTCAGCTTCTAATCCACGAATGCGTTTGCCAGCAGCGTCAAGTAATCTTTTAAGAGCATCGGGTGGCCGGACAAGAGCTGCGGTTACTTCGTCTCCCGGAACCCAGTTATCCCAATCTATGTAATCTTTATCTTCGGCTTTTTGGAGTTCCTTGGTCTTTTGTATCGCTTCGCGGGCTGCTAATTGACCCATTACATAAGCCTCAGTCCATAGACGAACAAGAGCCAGATAAACGGCATCCATTTTTAGACCGACATTTAGCATCGCCCATGCGCGGGCACGGGCGCGATCTTGAGCAAGATTATCTGTCTTGTTTGGCTGAGTCTCTTGGTATCGCTCAAAGACTTTCTTAGGATCTATCTGCTGACCGAGAGCAGCGCGGATCTTCGTTGCGTTCTTTGCTGCTATGCGCCCCTCTGCCTTATGAGCGCCCCAGATCATGCCAGATACGCTTTGGCGAGCGCTCTTGCGGTATCAAGATCTCCGTCAAAAGCACACTTATTGAGAGCGTCAGCCACGATTGGATCGAGGTGTTGGAACTCAAATAGGCGGGCGCGTTTGCCCTTGTTAGCCCACTTCATAAAGGCTTTGACCTCAGCGCCTACTTCGGCATTCACTTCGGTCTCTTCTTCGAGAGCTTCG